AAGAAACAAATATACATATGCAACTTGTACTTCTACAGCATGTGGTGTTGGTGCAGCTAGTGCAGCTTCTTATTCTGGCTCCGCAGCAGGAAATTCTACACGGGGTATATTTGCATTAGGAGAAACAACCTGTTGTATTAGTACAATAAGAAACAAATATACATATACAACTTGTACTTCTACAGCATGTGGTGTTGGTGCAGCTAGTGCAGCTTCTTATGGTGGCTCCGCAGCAGGAAATTCTACACGGGGTATATTTGCATTAGGGTTTACTAGTGGTCCTAGTACAATAAGAAACAAATACACATATTCTTGTTGTACTTCTACAGCAAGCGGTGTTGGTGCAGCTAGTGCAGCTTCTTATTTTGGCTCCGCAGCATCTTGGGCAACTTGTGTAAATACCTAACATGCACTCAGCACCTCACAGAAACAACAGTGACTTTCAACTGCGTTACTTTATGGCAAACAATTGCCATACGGCAGACACCGCTTGGTGTTTAATGTATGAACAACGCTTGGATATTATGTTAAAGTTGGAGTCAACACGGGCAAGGATGCTCCGCCGTGAAGCAAAAAAGGCGGAAATAGAAGATATATTGAATGACGCATCCGCAAACAAATCCGCCAAACTCAATGCCCAAGCCGACCTAATGGAATGGCAATCTGGTGAAGGCTTACTAGAATTGGCTATTGCTGGTGCGGAACAAGAAATTGCCACCATTGAACAAATCATGGCGGAATTAGAGCCACAACGAAAATACGGCCATTTGCCCGTACTTGAAGCATCACAGGCGGCGCAACGGGAAGAATGGTGTTTGGAATTTAAACGCAGATGTGAAAACTATTTGTTATCCATTGGCACAATACCGGAAGACCAACTAAACGCCATGCGGAATCATCCTGACTTTGAACAGGAAATTATCCCGCATGTCCGTCAAATATCTCAACGCATCCAAGACGCACAAGATAAATTAACAATATTAAGTGGCAACAAACCGCTTTTAATAGGAGATAATAGTGGAAGTTGAATTGTTGTTTCCGTCAGCCGTTGGTCGTCTTTCCTTACCGGAATATGTTGCGCCAGCAGCCGCGGTACTCAAAGAAAAAGTATCAACGCAACAGCCAAATGTTTGGAATGTCTGCCAGACGGAAGCCATGTATGATGAGCGGCTGGATGGGTTATTGGCCCGTATAGCGCAGGAAAGTTTTAGTATGTTGTCCGAACAGGGCTACAATATGCAAAACGTACAGGCACGGGTATCGGAATTTTGGGGGCAGGAATTTAGGAATACGGGGCAGCATATTGAACACGTCCATGCCGGATCACAGATAACTGGCTTTTATTTTGTAGAAGTGCCGCCAAACAGCGCAATGCCTATGGTTTTTGACCCCAGACACGGCAAACGGCAAATCAACTTACCACAGGCGGACATGGATCAAGTTACTTACGCATCTGAACAGGTATATATGGGGGTTGCGCCGGGTGATTTAATTTTAATGAATGCTTGGCTTCCGCATGGTTTTACCCGTCATCAATCTGACCAACCTTTTCGGTTTATTCATTTCAACGTCGTTATTGAGGCTTCAAATGTTTGCCAAACCACGGTGGAAATTGTATGATTGCGGTTAGGTATAACAAGACGCGGGGACAGCCCAATCGGGGCAGTTTGGACCATGTCTGGCGGGTATTTGATGGCCCAAAAGAGTATGTGGTCAAAAATGTCCAAATAAATGTCCCGTCTTGGGGTGCTAAAACAGGTGAAGATTGGAGCATCTGTTGTGAGGGTAAAGTGTTAGTAGACAAGGTTACGTCCACCATTACGATTGAAGGGTCGGTTTAAAATGTACGCAGAAGTCAAAGATGGCACCGTGGTGACATGGCCCTACGATTACGACACATTGTGCAAGCACAATCCGTCCACCGCATTTCCTACAAATACGGATATTTTGACGCTTTATAGCGGCACCGACGCCAATAAGGCGGGAAATGAATTAGTTTATGTCACTGCGGATCCTGAACCCAGTTTTGACCCGCAAACGCAAGCCGCCGATCAAAACGCACAACCCTTATTAGTGGATGGCAAATGGACCTTGGGATGGACCATTGTTTCCCTGACGCCGGACCAACAAGCCACTGCAACAACGCAAAAAGCCGCATCTGTCCGCGCTGACCGTGACCAACGTTTGGCGGCATCTGATTGGACGCAATTGCCAGACAATCCCCTTGCCAACAAGGCGGCATGGGCAACTTACCGCCAAGCATTACGTGATTTGCCAAAGGAAACAGATTTTCCTTGGGCGGTGACATGGCCTACGTCTCCGTGATATGATACAGTAAGCCACTGGTTAGGATTAGCATTATGGTTGATTTTCAGAACCTCATAAATCTTGGATTAGGTGCGGTTCTGACTGTTGCCGGATGGCTAATGCGGGAATTATGGGGTGCTGTTAAAGAACTACAGCGGGATATTAATAAATTAGAAGCCACATTGCCAAAAGAATATGTCCTAAAAGATGACATGGACAAACGTATGCAACATATTGAAGATATGTTCCAGCGTATTTACGACAAGTTGGACGGGAAGGCGGACAAATAATGGCTACAACAAACATTGACCTTAATCAGCCAGCCTATGGTTCTACGTCGCCAACGTGGGATCAACCCCTCAACAACAATGCCACAATCCTTGACAAGGTTTTTGGCAGCACAACGTCTGTTTCTGTCAATACAAGCGGTACGCCTAGCTATACGCTTATATCATCTCCTAATACTTCCGGCACTGGAAGCACGTCTCAATGCATGCGGTTTTTGTTAACGGGTGCCTTATCAGCAAATCAATACGTTTTGCTGCCTACAGGTATTGCTGGTATGTGGACCGTTACAAACAGCACGACGGGCACCTATACAGTTACGATTGGATCCAATAACGGCAGCGGAACCTTCGCCGGAACTACTGTTACGCTGCCACAAGGATATAGCAGCCTTGTTTATTCTGACGGCACAAATGTAGCAAAGGCCGATGATGGCAACACTGCAGGTGGCGGTGGCGTTACATCTTTTAGCGCCGGAACCACAGGTCTCACGCCAAGTGGTGCAACGACTGGCAATATTACTTTGGCCGGAACGCTTGCCGTCGCAAATGGCGGAACAGGCCTCACTTCACCCGGAACATCTGGTTACGTATTAACTTCCAACGGATCATCTTGGTATTCTGCGCCTTCTTCAGGGGGGGGTCTTACGGGTGGTAATGGTATTACAATTTCTAGCGGCACTGTTGCCATGTCTGGAAGCTATACAGGTGGTTTTAGTGCGACTGGAGCACTGTCCGCAGGTAGCTCAATTTCAGCGAGCACATCAATTTCAGCAGGTGGTTCAATTTCAACCACAAGTGGTAATATATCTACATCGTCCGGCAATGTTACAGCAAGTGGATATGTGGCGGCAGGTAGCAGCGCATATCCGCGTTTGGAAAATAGTTCAACCAATTTTTACAATTTGGATTTTTCTTCTAATACAGGCATTTCTTGGCAATCAGCTATCCCGTCTTTGGCTTTTGGGGTTTCTGGAAGTCAAGTTGTAACTATGTCAACTTCTGCATTTACTTCCAATGTAACACCATATGCTAATCAAACGTCATGGTCATTAATTTCCGACAGAACGGAAAAAGAAAACATTGTATCCATTACCGACGGCGCAACGCGTATTTTGGCGTTGAAACCAGTTAATTTTGATTGGATTAAAACAGGAAAAGCCGATTCTGGTTTTATTGCTCAAGATTTTCAAACTATTTACCCTTCTAATATCTCTACGGATATAGATGGTAAGTTAAGAATTGGTCTTAGCATGAACTTTTATGCGGATCTTGTGTCAACGATACAAAGTCTACAGTCCCAAGTTACTGCCTTAGAAGCTCGTTTGACGGCGCATAACCTATAATGAGTTGATGATGGATCCCATAAGTCTTGTCCTTGGTGCTACTGCCATCTTTAATTCTATTAAGTCGGCCGTAGATCAAGGGCGCGACATGATGGAGACTGCCGAAAAGGTGGGCAATCTTTTTAGTAAGGTTGCCCAAATTGTTACCATTGCATCTACGCCACGGAAGAAAAAACTATTTCAAAGCCAAGCTGAATTTGAGGCAGAAGCGGTTAAGATATACGCCGCCAAAGCCAAAGCCCAACAAATGCAGTTGGATGTGAAAAATATGTTCGTTGGGCAATATGGCCCTGCGGCATGGGAAGGCATCCAACGGCAAGTCATTGAAATGCGGAAAGAGGCAGCGCGTCAGGCGGCGGCTGCTTTAAAAGAACAGGAAGAAAACCGCAAGGATTTGATTATGGTTAGTAGCATTGTTGGGTTTCTTGTTCTTGGTATCGGTTTAATTGGTGTAATCCTCATGATAACGGTGAAATAAGATGTTACAGGCTTTTAAACATATGTTTACAGGTGTGGACAACGCTACTTGGGATATTGGCCGTATTCTTTGGGCTAAGATGTCTTTGGTTTATTGCGTTGTCAGTGCATATCATGCTGTGATGCATGGCAACTTTGATCCTCAAAATTGGGCTATCGGCGCATCAGCCATCCTTGCTGGCGGCGGCGGGGGCTTGGCGTTAAAATCTAAAACGGAGCCAAATTAATGTTTGGATTATTATTTAGCCCTTTTATCCGAAACATTGTTATTGTCGTTGCTTTGGCTGCGGCGATTATTGGATCATATGCCATTTGGGCAAACCATTTGGAAAATCTTGGCGCAGCCAATGAGAAGGCCAAAGAAGAAGTAATTGCCATCCAGCACGAGCAGGCCGTGAATGCCGAAGCAACTAAGATTGATCAGGCCGTTTCTCAAGACAATACCCCGCAAGATACCCTCCAAAAACAATGGAGCCAGCCATGAAGCGTTTATTTTTAATTGCCTTGTTGCCTTTAGCGGCCTGTATGCCTAAGCCTGAGACCAAGATTGTTGACACCTCGTGTGACTGGGTAAAGCCCATATTTGTCCGTAAAGCTGATAAATTGACCACCCAGACAGCGGGCGAAATCTTGGCCCATGATGACAAATGGAAAGAAATCTGCGGGGACAAGAAATGAGCGCCGATAATTGGGAACAGTGCTTTGCCTTGGTTTTAAAGAATGAAGGGGGCTATGTTGACAATAGTTCCGATCCTGGCGGCGCGACTAATTTGGGCTGCACCAAGGCTACTTGGGAAGCATGGGTGGGGCATCCTGTAACGAAGGATGACATTAAATCGCTTATGCCTAACGATGTTATGCCGCTTTACAAGGCAAAATATTGGGATACGATCAAGGGTGACGATCTGCCGATGGGTGTAGATTATGCAGTCTTTGATTTTGCCATCAATTCGGGGCCATCCCGCGCCGCAAAAGCCCTTCAGTCGGTACTCAGTGTTACTGTCGACGGACAAATCGGGGACGCCACGCTACGCGCTTTTGAAGCGGCAAACCCTCGCGATGTTGCTACGGCAGTCTGCGAAGCCCGATTAGCCTTCTTACAATCTCTCCCGACATATGGTACCTTTGGCAAGGGCTGGTCTAAACGCGTTTCCGAAGTGGAGACCGTTTCTTTTAATATGGTTGGGTGACGAAAATGGCCGCAACAACGACAGCCTTATCCTATAATCTGTACATTACCCAGATTGCGACAATGGCTGTCTTGCAACAGACACTGACGACAACGGGTACGTATCCAAATAGCCTTGTCACGTCTTCGGATGTAAACTTTCAAAATATCATTCCCCAGATGCTGAATTACGCTGAACTTAGAATCCAACGCGATTTGGATTTTTTGGCTACGCAAAATCAGCAAACAACATCAATTATAGCTTCTTCGACAAATCAAATCACGGTTCCATCGCAAGAATTTGTCACCTTGCAAACCATTACGGTTACGGACCCTAGCGGCAATATCACGCCATTACTGCCCGTAACAAAAAGCTTTTTGCAAAATGTATATGCGACAAATGCTTCGACGGGAACGCCGCAGTATTTTGCTATGTTTGGCAACAATCAGTTGACCTCAACGTCAACTGTTGATTCTAACCAAAATGTCATTTTTGGGCCTTGGACGCCGTCTACGGGAACATATACGTTCAATATCACGGGAACGACCCGCCAGCCAACGCTTTATACTTATGCAATTTCAGGTCAGGCAGACACAACATATACGTTTATTAGTCAAAACTTGCCTGATCTACTTCTTATGGCGTCAATGATTTACCTTTCGGCCTATCAACGTAACTTTGGCCGTCAGGCGGACGATCCGCAAATGGCTCAAAGCTACGAAAACCAATATGATCTTCTTTTGAAGGGAGCCGTCGTTGAAGAGGCCCGCAAGAAGTTTCAAGCAGGTGGTTGGACTTCTTATTCTCCCGCGGTCGTGGCAACTCCTTCGAGGTAAGACATGCCGCACAATACCATCAAAATTATACCGGGCGTTGATACAACTAAAACACCTGCCTTAAATCAGGTTGCATGGTCGTCTACAAATCTTGCACGGTTTTTGCCCGATCGCGGCGGCGATGGTATTGTTCAAAAGCTTGGCGGCTGGGTTACATATTATAACCAAAAAATTTCATCTCTTGTTCGTGCACTTAAAGGTTGGTCAGATCTTCAGGCCAGCAATCACCTTGCGATAGGCGCCCAAACATCCCTTGACGTTTTAACGGGCGGTAATCTTCTTGATATTACGCCTCAAACGTCAACAGATAATCCACTTCCCAATTTTAGCACGACAGCCGGAACTAATGTCGTAACCTTTACCGATAATAGTTTTACGGCATCTATTCTTGATTATGTTTTGTTTACAACGCCTGTCTCGGTTGGTGGCCTAATTTTAAGTGGTCCATATCAGATTTTATCTGCAACGTCTGGTACTTACACAATTGCAGCAGCATATGCAGCTACGTCCACTGTTGGAACGGCAGTAGTAACGGGTTCTATTTCTACCACAACTTTAAACGTTACGGCCGTGACTAGTGGCACGTTGGCTGTAGGACAAAACATAACAGGGACTGGCATCGCAGCCGGTACGGTCATTACCGCCTTTGTCGGGGGTTCAGGCGGCACAGGTACTTATACCGTCAATATTAGTCAAACCGTATCATCAACAACAATTACTGCTAATGGCGGTTCCGTTTATGAATTTACGACAACAATTAATTCATCAATCGTAAAATGTACTTTTGCTAATCATGGCCTATCAGTAGGAAATCAATTTTATATTTCGGTATCAACGGCCGTCGGTGGCATAACTCTTTTAGGAAGTTACATAGTTCAATCTGTTATTGACGCAAATAATTTTTATTTTGCTGCGGCGACGCAAGCAACATCAACGGCTGGCCCAACACCTGTCAATAGCGGTAACGTCAATACAATTTATTATATTGCTCTTGGTCCGTTGCCTTCAAATGTCGGCTTTGGCCAAGGTGGTTTTGGTCAAGGTGGGTTTGGCCAAGGAAACACATCTTCCGGCTCGTCTGGAACGCCTATAACGGCAACGGATTGGACGTTAGATAATTACGGCGAGCTTCTCGTTGCGTGCCCTGCAGGCGGTCCTATTTATTACTGGTCACCCGAAGGCACGCTGCAGCAGGCTCAACTTATTGGTGGTGACGCACCAATGGTAAATGACGGTATTTTTGTCGCTATGCCAGAACGGCAAATTGTGGCTTGGGGATCGTCATTTACGCTTTCTGCGGATCCTCTTTCAATTCGTTATTCAGACGTTGGAAACATTCAATCTTGGACAGCGACATCGTTAAATCAAGCTGGGTCCTATCGCATCCCGACAGGTTCAAAAATTGTTGTCTGTATCCAAGGTCCACAACAAGGTCTTATTTGGACAGACTTAGACGTATGGGCCATGCAATATGTTGGCCCACCGAATGTGTACGGATTTAACAAAATTGGTACAAATTGCGGCGCAGTGTCGAGGCATTGCGTTGGTACAATGAACGGCGTCATTTATTGGATGTCGCAAAAACAATTCTTTATGATGGCTGGATCTGGCCCCGTCAGCATTCAATGCCCTGTCTGGGATGTCATTTTCCAAAACATCAACACCAACTACTATAGCAAGGTTACTTGCGCGGTTAATAGCCAATTTAACGAAGTTACTTGGTATTATCCATCGGCCTCGTCCACCGAAAACGATTCATACGTCAAATACAACATTGTCCTACAGCAATGGGATTATGGTTCTCTTGGCCGCACGGCTTGGATAGACCAGTCTGTTCTTGGTCCGCCGATCGGTGCAGGCTCGGATCAATACATTTACCAACACGAAATTGGCAACGATGCCGGCTCAGGCAATGCCATGCTCACGACGGTCCAGACGGGTTACTTCCAGCTCAATGAGGCCGATAATATGGTCTTTGTTGATCAAATCTGGCCGGATATGAAGTGGGGCACATATAGTGGCAACCAAAATGCTACTGTAAATATTACATTCTTGGGCACCAATTATCCCGGCGATACGCCAGTGACGTATGGCCCCTACACCATGACGCAATCGACGGAATATATATCCGTTCGTATTCGCGCCCGTCTTATGGCTATTCAGATATCTTCAAATGATGTGGGTACTTTTTGGCGTTTAGGTGCTATTAGATATCGTTATCAAATTGATGGGAAGTTCTAACTATGGCGTCCTTAGATGATATCCTCACTACGCAAAAGAACGGTGTTCAAGGCATAAACTCTTTGGACAGCACGACACGCAATCTTGCCGGTGCGGTTAATAGTGGAACAATTACGGCTTCAACGTATTTAAAAACGCAATACGGATGGGTTGGCAAAGTAAGTGTAATTGTCGCTGGATCCGCGGCAGGCACCATTTATGATACCTCTTCTGTAGCAAATGCCAGCACGTCCAACCGTCTTGCTACCATCCCAAATACAGTTGGAATTTATCCTATTAATATGCCCGTTAACACGGGTATTGTCGTAACTCCCGGCACTGGCATGGTCCTCGCCATGTCTTATAGTTGAGGTGTACAATGCCGCTCGCACATGGATCATCACAAAAAACAATTAGCCACAATATCTCCGAGATGGTCCACGCCGGTCATCCGCATGAGCAGGCTGTAGCCGCGGCACTTTCAACGGCTCGCAAAACAAGAGCAGAGGGTGGCACATTTACAACAACGACAGTTGGCCCAAGCGCTTTTATGGGTAACCCGTTGCATGAAAAAATTGAACCGGTAAACGATAGAGTTGTGAATCACAAACTTCATGAAGGGCCAATCCGCTCGCCAGTTGCCGGCCGTACCGATCATTTGCCCATGACGGTAGCGTCTGGATCGTTTGTAATTCCAGCCGACATTATTTCTAAAAAGGGCGAAGGTAACACCGAGGCTGGCTTCAAAGTTGCCAAGGAACTATTCAGCCCCATGGGTGGCTACAAAATGTCCCGCTACATGTTTTCGTCGGCGCCTTACTTCCAAGATAGCAAATTGCCCTACCATGCCGGCAAAATGCCATACGGATCAAATTCGGCACCTTATGGAGCTCGTTTAGCCGCAGGTGGATCCGCGCCTGAAGACGCGCACCCTGTAGAAATTATAGCCGCAGGCGGAGAATATGTCATACCACCCCGAGTTGTTCGCGCAATTGGTCACGGCGACATTGATTACGGGCATGATATTTTGGATAATTTTGTGGTAGAATCCCGTAAAGATCTTATTAAAACGCTTCAAAAATTACCGGGGCCAAAGAGGGATTAATGACAGACATTAGATTAGGAACGCCCAATGATGAAGTTGCCATGCTGGAACTGGCTCTTCGCGCTTGGGAAGAAAACGGGATAAAAGACGTTAACCCAGAAAAAATGTTGGGCATGATCCGCCCCGCATTATATCTCTGGGAAGGCCTAGTCGGCATCATTGGTGAACCCGGTAAAAAGATCGAGGGGGCGGTCCTTTTAAGGGTCAGCCGAATGTGGTATTCAGATAGCTTAATGCTAGAAGAAAAAGCTATTTTTGTCGATCCAGAGTTCCGAAACGCGAAGGGCGGCCGCGCTAGAAAGCTTTGTGAGTTCTCCAAAAAGGTAGCTGATGAGCTTGGTCTACCGTTGATTATTGGGGTTCTGTCGAACCACAGAACAGCGGCAAAAGTAAAATTATATGAGCGTTCGTTTGGTCCGCCTGCGGGTGCTTTTTTTCTGTATAATGTCCATACTGGACACGAAGAGCATATGACGGAGCACTAAGATGGGTGGCAAGACCGGAACGACGACGTCTAGTGTATCTATTCCGCCCGAAGTATTGGCGCGATATAACGCCGTTAATGCTAAGGCGGATACAGCTGCTTCTCAGCCGTTCCAGCAATACAGCACCGACCCTTCCGCATTTGTCGCCCAATTAAATCAGCAACAACAACAAGGCATTTCAGGGACCAATCAATACGCGAATGCCGCTCAACCTGCCTTTAACACTGCTCTTGGTCAAACCAATCAGGCAAGCGATACAATTGCTAGAAATCAATATTTAGCTCAACCATCTTTTAACGCAGCCGAAAATCAAACAGTCAATGCAACGCAGGCAATGCAGGGCGCAGCCAATATGGCTCAACCCGCTTTCCAGAATGCTATGTATGGAACGCAGGCCGCATATGGTGGCTATAACCCTCAAGCATACCAAAGTGGTGTGCAGGGTTACATGAACCCATATTTACAGAATGCCGTTGGTGCAACAGCCGCTCAATTAAACAACGTCAATCAGCAGCAACAACAATCTTTGCTTGGCAATGCTGTTTCTCAAGGCGCATTTGGTGGAGATCGTACCAATATTGGTATGGCAAACCTCATGAACCAACAAAACCTTGCCATGGGTCAAACTATTGGCGGAATGGAAAACCAAGGTTATCAAGCCGCGGCTCAAAACTACATGGCTGGCCTTGGTCAACAGGGTGCGCTTGCAAATCAAATGGGCCAGCTCGGCGCGCAACAACAGGCAGCTGCATTGCAAGGTCAGCAGGCCGTCCTTGGTGGCGCAAATCAATTGGCAAGCCTTGGTGCGGCTCAACAAACGGCGGCTTTGCAAGGCGTCCCTCTTTCTCTTGGCGCTGCAAATCAAATGGGTCAACTTGGTGCGCAACAACAAGCAGCCGGCCTTCAGGGCGCGCAAGCCCAACTTGGCGCCGGCACGCTTGGTCAGCAAACCGAGCAGGCTGGCAAAACTGCGCTATACAATCAATATCAACAGCAGCAAGCTTATCCATTCCAAGTCGCTCAATTCTTGGCGGGCATTGCTGGTATCACAGGTCCAAACTCTGGATCGACCACGACGACAACGTCGCCGACATCATGGTTTGGCTCGGACGAGCGCATCAAGCATGATATTAAACGCGTTGGCACGGCCGATAATGGTTTGCCAATTTACACTTTCAAATATAAAGGCGATCCAGCCGAGCAAACGCATATTGGTTTTATGGCACAAGAGGTCGAGCACGTTCATCCAGAGGCTGTTGCTGAAGACAAACATGGCATTAAATACGTTAATTACGATCGCGCAGCGCGCTACCGCGGCGGCCTAGTCCGTGATTCGGAAGGTGGCGCTGTTACGTCGAGCCACATGGGCGAAGGTTACGCTATTGGCGGTGATGTTGTATCAAATAACGATATGGCATCTATTCTTGCTTCGCAGCAGCAATCCTACGCGCCGTTCCAGCAATCTGGCCTTTATGGCGCTACAAGCGGTGGAATGCCGGGTAGTGGAAAGGGTTATATTCAGCCTGTAAAATTACCTGTTGGGCGTTTATCTCCTGCAGCACCACCTAGAACTGGTGAAGGCGAAACATTGGCTGGCGACATCCATGAAGCCGCCAATATGGGCCAAGATGTTCAGAAGCTTAATCAATACCGCAAAGACATTATGGGCCAGAAAGCCAAGGCCGCAGTTGCCGCGACGGATACAGCTGCCGCGCAGCCCGCTCAAAGCGCAACAGGTCTGGAATGGATCAAAGATTTATTTGGCGGTCAACCGCAACAAGGCGCATATCGTGGCGGCCTAGTGCATGCCTATGCCGATGGCGGAGACGTCTTGCCTTATGATCAAGAAGATCCAATGTCTGACATCGTCAAAAAAGGCGAGAAAGATCTTATTACATCTAAACTTTTAAAACCAACAACAACGCCAACTTCTGGTTCAAGCACCGCCAATGATATCGGCACCGCAGTGGGCCTTGGCAAAGATGCCATGTGGTTAGCGTCTTTGTTCTCCAATGGCGGCCGCGCGGGATTTGATGATGGCGGAACGGCTGAGGGTGATGATGTTGTTGGAGCAATGGGTCCCCAACTTCCAAACAATCCTAATTACTATAAAGCTCGGGCCGTCGAGATTGCTAAAAATGTCGGCATTGATCCAGCTGATTTTGTTAAACTGGGCCAAGGTGAAAGCGGTTTTGTGCCACATTCAGGTGATGACAATTCTTCGGCCGGTGTAATGCAAAACCATATTGGCGGAGCATCTGAAAAATATCCGCACGGTGGCCGAGGCGATGAGTTTATTGCCAAGTATGCCCCTGATGAAATTAAAGCAGGAACGCCAGAACAAAAGATTGCATATCTTAACGCGCGCGAAACTCAAATTCCGCAAATGCAAGATGCCGCTGAATATATCAAGGCAAACGGCGCACAGCCTTGGACAGTCGCTAAACAACAGGGTTTATTCGGTGCTACGCGTGAAGCGGATATGCCAGTACGTGGTGGCTTAAATGCACAAGCCATGGGTGCTCAGGGCGCACAAGGTTTCCAACCGCCAGAAGCTGGAGCGCAGCCTAAATCGCTTGGTGACATGCTTACAAGCGAAAGCACTCTTATACCACTCTTGTCAGGCCTTGGCGCCATGGCTGGGTCTAAGAGCCGTTATCTTGGTTCGGCTATCCTCGAAGGCATCGGTGCAGGTGCTAAGGGATACGAAGACGTGCAAGCAAATATTGCAAGCAGAGGTCTCACCAACGCGCAGCGCGATGTTCAGTCAACGATGGCGGCTGGTAACGCTCAAACTATCGCTCAGAATGCAATGTTTAAGGGCCCAGACGGTCAGACATATGTTATGACGGCACAAGGACCAATGTTGCACGGCCTGTGGACGCAACAACTTGCTCAGGGAAAATACATACCAACGGTCGGTTACGATCAAATGGTAACCATGATTTCTCGTATTCCCGGCGCGCAGCCGGTAAGCGGCGGCCCCGCACAGGGTGGCGCCCCTACACAAGGCGGTGCTATGTCGCAAGATCAAGTGACGCCTCGACAAGTTGCCCCAGTCCCCGGCGCTGGAACCGTTAAACAAATTGCAGGTTCTCCCGGTACAGAGGTGGGAGACAATGGTAAGGCTTTGGCAGAACGTACATACAATACATCTCTTGTTAATCAGGCCGACTATGCCGATAAAAAAGCCAAATCAAATGAAATTGAAGCGGCAATGCTGGGAAAAAGAAACGCTGCTATTGAGCAAGGTAACCAAACTAATCAATTGGCAAGTGCTATTTTGTCGATTGATAAAGATGGCTGGAACTCAATTGGTCCAACGTCTCCATTACGCAATACGTTTTCCGGTTATTGGAATGATATACTACTTAAAGCTGCGGGAACGGCTGGCTATACTCGCGACCAGATGAAGGATTATCTTATAAATCCAGAAGATATTGGATCAGTTCAAGCGGCTAAAAAAATTAGCGCAGCCCTTTCGTTCGCTGGTGCAGATGCCAATATGCAGCACTCATTAGGTGGGTTACAAAACGCTAGCGCAATGGTTCCTTCGACAGAAAATTCTTATGAGGGAGCGGTCGACAATTTGTCTGGGATGTTTGTCAATAAACAGAGAACGATCGATCAGTACTCATATCTGCAAAATCTTAAAAACCATGTCACATCGTTAGGTGGACCCGCAATGCAAGATCGCTATAATGCACAAGATGCATTAAATGGTTTTGCATTAGACCATAGCGACGCGCAATATGGCACCGAAAAAGAACGTCTTAAAAAAGTTCTTTCACGTCGCACGCCTTCTGGAAGTTCCTATTTTAACGATCTGTATACGGGTAAAAAGAGCATTCAAGATCTTGAAAAAGCAATGCCCGGTATTACCCGTTACATGCTAAATAATTGAG